GTAAACAATTGCGTTAAAGAAGATGGCGTAATAGTACCAGGTGTTAATACTACAGTAGATGTTAAACCAGGGCAAACTGAAAAAGAAGCAGCTAAATTCTTTGGTAAAGGTAAGCCTGCAGAACTACATAGTAAAGCTCGTAAAAATAGTACACCGGGTAAATTATATAACTTAGGACTAGCACAATAATGTTAATGACTCCAAAACAGTTTAAACATTATATTGAGAAAATCAAAGAGCACGAAAAAAATCGTACTAGTACTAATGACCGTTTAGCATACTGGGCAAGGTATTTTGGAACCTCAAAAGCAGCACTTGACACAGATGCTGGTTTTGATATGAGCCGTTTTTGAATAATGAAAACATGGACAAACTTTATCCAAAATGCGAAAATGCACAACGACTGTATGTTACTTCAAACAGTCAAGTAAGACCTTGTTGTTGGTTAGGTGAAGCAGGACCAATAAACAGACATCCAAATTGGAACCTAAATAATAATTCAATAGAAAACATTCTCAATGATGAATTAAAAAAATACGTAGAAAACTTAAAAAAAGATCCTAAAACATGGGCACAAAATGCATGTTGGAAACAATGTAGTAAGCCTTTTACTTCCACAAACAGACCAACAGAAAACTGGGTATATGTAAATGAATAGTGGTATGCTATTACATTTAGAAATGACTAAGCGTTGTTTACTTGAATGCCCAAAATGTCCTAGAACAATATATAAAGGCAGATATACAATTGATGATCTTAATATAGATCATGCAAAAGAATTAGTAATTAAAACTAAGCCACGTATAGTTAACATGTGCGGTAACTTAGGTGATCCAATATATCACCCTAGATTAATAGAATTTATAACATGGTTAGAAGAAGAAAACTATAGTTGGGACTTGCATACAAATGGATCAGGTAAGAAACAAAGTTGGTGGCAAGAATTATATGATTGCTACGAAACTAAATACAATAAGATATGGTTCGGAGTTGATGGACTAGCTGATACTGCTCATAATTATAGAGTTGGTATAAACTGGCAACAATCATTCGATGCTATGTGTTTAGGAGTAAAACAAGGAAAAGATATTTATTGGCAATGGATACCTTTTAGCTTTAATGAACATCAAATTGATGATGCTAAAAAGTTAGCCACTGATAATGGAATTAATCTTGTATTAAGACTAAGTGCTAGATGGGATAAAAACGATCCACTAATGCCATCGCCAAAGTGGCTTCCAACAGAAGGACACGATGGTAATATAAAGGAAATGTTATGAAAATAAAAGATGTATTACAACTTCCAAACATTGAAATTGGTGATGAAATAATGGTTGGTAAATTTAAAAATCGTAAAGCAACAGTAACAGGATTCGCAACAGATGATAACAATCAACCTGTTCTAAAAACAACCAAAGGCGATCAAAAACTATTCAAACCTAGAATAGTTAAACTAATGGATAAGTAAAATGAAAGTAAGTCTTCGTAGACTGAGTAATAAAGATGTATTCCATTTAAGGAGTATTATTGACGAAGATACTGCAGAAAAGTGCTATTTAGAATGGCCATTCACAAAAGAGGTTGCATTTTCTTTCATTTCAAACTATAATACATGGGGTATATGGATTAATAATGGAATACTTGCTGGTGCTATAGAAATAAAAAAAGACATGGAAACAGCATACTTTGTTAGCAAGAAATACAGAAATTTAGGTATTGCTACAAATGCAGTGATCCAATGTAAAGAACGGTTTAGTGATCAGCAATTACATTGTGTTATTAATCCCGATAACAAAGCAAGTTTAAAGGTGGCTAACAAAGCAAATTTAAGAGTAAGTTTCTTTAGCTAAACAATATTATGTCTAATAAAAAATTTAACAAAGATAACATTAAAGATACACACGGTCCGATGAATAGTGTGTCTAAAGAAGATGCATTAGTATGGGCAAATGCTCCAGACGTAAAACATCTAAGCAAACTAGAGCCACATAAAAGACGTGAAGTAATTGCTAAAAAGAATAAAGCAGTACAGAGCAGTAAAAAAGCGGACCGAAAATTAAGCAAAAGCATAATTAGAAATATAGAGGACTAACATGGATTATTCAAAAGTAGATAAAGACGGCAAGGAACTTAATACAGTTCCAAAAGCTAATCAAGCTAAACAAGCTGGTTATCACGAAAAGTGGTTAAAGAACCCAGAGGAGTGGGAACCAACAGCAGAAGATATTAAATGCGAACTTCAGCTACAAGCATTAAGTGCAGTTGAGCCTTTGAAGTGGGAAATTGATCTAGGTTGGTTTAAGAAACAAATTAAAGAATATGATGATAAGTGGGTACCTTATCTTAGACGTGAGGGTGTAGTAAACAACAGAGAAGGGTTGTGCTTAGTAGGACTTGAAGGTGACGAGCCTTGGGATAGTTTAAGTATGCCAGAAGCACGTAGGCGTACAGGTCGTAAACTTAGTGAATTAGACTTTAATGTTCCTACACAGTTATATAAAGATCTATCTAGTTTACATCCATTACTAGATTACTGGAAACCTCTAGGACGTACAATGATTGTTAATAGTGGAGCAGGAGGTTGGTTCCCACCACACAAAGATCAACCTATGTTAACAAGAGATACATTTAGAGTATGTGCATTTATATCAAATAATGTAACACACGATGCATATGAATGGCAAATGGATGGACGTATATGGCCTATTAAAGCTGGTGGTGTATACTACATAGACACACGTAAAACACACAGAACACACAGTTGGAAGGATAATAGCATGCATTTAGTAATGAATATTCCTAAAACATGGGAGAATGTCGTTAAGTTGATAAGTGCAACACTTAATTACTAAGCCTTTTGATATTAATTAGATAAATACTTGTATGAAAATATATGATATTATAACCGAAGATGCCGAAGGCGGCGATACAATGCATGGTAATATTGCCAGCGTTTCGTTTCCTATGACACCAGGAACTAAGAAAAAAGATGCACGTAAGGCAGTTGATCCTAAAGGATACTTAGGCGATGGTAAAATTAAAAAGCAAAGTGTTGGTTATAACAAGCCAGTAAAGGTAATAAAAAGATGAGAGAATCTCAGTTAGCAAAAGAAGAAATTTATTCTAATAATCCAGAAGACCCTAATAATCCAGAAGTATTAGTGCAAGGATATGGCAGAATGAACCTAAAGTCTTTGGAAACAAAAGTAGAACGTATGTTCACTGAAATGGCAGAGATGGCTAAAATGGGAAATTGGGATAACGTAGAATATAATCTTAATAAAGGATTAGTTCAAGGATTTATTACAGCAATTACTAATACATATAAAGAATTAGAAACAATCAGAAAACGCGGCGGTAAGAACAGTCGTGGCATTGAAAAAAGGTAACGACTATGAGCGAACATAAAATTGACAATACATTTACTGTAGCAATGGACCAAATTAATAAATTGGAAAAAGTATTTACAGCAGGTGGAAGACTAGAAAGAGCTATTTCAGAAGTAGGTGGCGATATATCTTGGCTTAAAGATATACAAGAATCATTAAGTAATGTATATGAATCATTAGAAGAAGGACATTACGGTGCAGTTGCACATTTAGATAACGTAGATGAGCAACTAAGCAAGAAGAAAAAAATTACAAATAAAACTCCAGTAGGCATGGTTGCCGAAGGCGTATTAGATGCAGACGATGATGACGGGTTTATGGCTCGTAGTCAACTGTATTTCCTAGCACGTGATGCTATTAAATTACATGGTATAATTGACGATAGAGATGATTTAGAGCCATGGGTTTCAAGTAAAATAGCACAAGCAAGTAAAGACATTGATGCAGTGAGTCGTTACACTGAATACAATGCCATGAAAGCCGAAGTTGAACCAGAAGGAATGGAACTAAACACACATTCACATGCAGAAGTCCCTCCACATATGGAAGAAGGTTATTCAATTTTACCTCCAATGGATACAGACAAATACCAAGCACGTGATGGATTAGAAGGACCGTTTCCTACAAAATCAGGAAAAGTAGTTTACTATGATCCAAAAGAAGGTTCATATTATGATTCAGATACAGACATGTACTTAACATATGATGACTTTAGAGCATTAGATATGAACGAAGGATCTATGAAAAACATGTTGCATGATAATGCAGAAGACATGGACAGAGATGATTTTGTTAGTGAATACGGAGATCAACTAGGAGGCCACGAAGCAGCTGGTGATTTTTGGGATAACGTAAACGGTGTTGAAGAAGTAGCAAAAGCATCAAGTTCAAGAAAAGAAGAACATGACGCTATGATAGTTACACCAGCAGATAAAGAACTTAACACAGTTGCATACCAAAGATATAAAGCAGGCGATCCAAGATACAAATATAAAGCTCATCCAGACGCAGAAATTACTGAAGGTATGGAATTTGACGAAAAGAGAACAGATGATTTGCAAATAGTAGCAAAAGATCTTTTCAAAAATGCACTAAGCAAAGCAAAAAAGAAGGTGAAATAACATGTTTGATAAACAGCAGTACTTAGACAACGAAGATAATAATTACCACACAGAAAACGGTATTGCGTTAGCAAATGAGTTTGGCACACCAGAAGAACAAAAATTAATGGCACAAATTCAAAAAGATCATTATGCTCGTGGGCATATTAATCCAGATGAAATAGAAGCACGTAATGCTATTGTTAAAAAATATTACCCAATGTTAGAAGGATTAGACGAAGGTATGATGTCTGACATGGAAAAAGATTTAATTGATATGTATAAAGGTGACGGTGAACCTGGACTTGCTGATGCAATGGGTTACAGCGAAGCTAAGTTTGCTAAAGAATATGTTAGAGCAGATGCAGATATATATAAAATGATTAAGAATTATGTTAATGCAAATGAATCAGTTGTGTCGGAAGCAGGCGGTTATTATACACAACCTGTATATGATATGATTGAAAAGCATGGCATTCAAAAAGTAATGCACGAACTATTAACAAGTTTAGATGCTGATGTAATTCAGGACTTTATAAGCCGTGCAGAATTTACAGAATCAGAAAAGCGTTGGAAACAAACT